TACGCACCGAAGAACAACGCGCCACAGGCCCCGCAGGCCCCGCAGGCCCCGCAGGGCGGGTACCAGCAACAGCAGCGGCCGCCGCAGCAGCAGGGGCCGGTGAACCAGAAGCTGCCCGAGAACCCGGGCGGCGACCCGTGGGGGCAGCAGGCCGGGGGTAATTACGACTGGGGCGCTTCAACAGAGGGCGAACCACCGTTCTAAAAACAAATCATAGTGTGTGCCCCGGTTCACGCCGGGGCACACGCGAAACAAAAGGAAAGAAAGCAATGGCGCAAAAACCCGGGATAGTATTCACAATCCCGCTAGGTGATAAAAAATTTCTCACCAGCAACGAAGTAAACCGGGCCGGGCACTGGGCGCGGGCAAAAAACACGCGGGAATGGCGAGACGAAACGGTAAAGCAAATCCGTGAGGGAATCCCCAAATCACGCATAAACTATTTCGCCAAAATCGACATGATAATTCACAAACCCACCGCCCGCCGCTATGACCCGGGGAACCTATACCCGGTAGCTAAGGCCATCGTGGACGGCATCGTACTATCTGGGCTGCTAGAAGACGACGACTACAAGCATATTGACGGACCTCACCTGCACCACGGCGAACCGGATAAAGAAAACCCCGGGGTGATGGTGATAATCCGCCCGATCAGCAAGGACGATTTAACCGTGGACGTATCAAAACTCTTATCTCTAAAAGATAATGCGGATAACGCCCTAATCGAATTAGAGAAATCAAAAGAAATACTGGATGAAGAAATAGCATATGCGCAAGAAAAATCGCAATGGGCATTCAGTGAACCCGTAACCGACGTAATAAACGAGGGAATGGAAGCCGCAAAAAATGCCCTCAAAAAAATAATCGAAACCGTGGAAGAAATCGACGCGGAAAACTACACGCAAATCAAGGGGAAACAATGAAACCAGAAATATACAAATTCAACAGCGAACCCGTGCGGGTCTTCATGATCGACGGTGAACCGTGGTTCGTGCTGCGCGACATATGCGAGCTGCTAGACCTCACCACCCCCGCCCGGGTAGCCGAACGCCTCAACCAGAAGGGGGTGAGTAAAACTCACACCCCCACCCGTGGCGGCTCGCAGCCGGTGACGATCATCAACGAACCGAACCTTTACCGCGTGGTACTCAGGTCTAACAGCCCGGCGGCCGCCCCGTTCGAGGCGTGGGTGACAGAGCAGGTGCTCCCGGCCATCCGCAAGACCGGAGCCTACGGGGCACCCGCCCTACCAGGCAACTACCTTGAGGCGCTAGAGGCGCTAGTCGCCTCCGAAAAAGAAAAAATGGCGCTCACCGCTAAAGTCGAAGAGCAGGCGCCGAAAGTAGGCGCATACGACGGCTTCCTGGGTGCTGACGGTGATTATAGCGTGGGGGAGGCCGCTAAGCTTCTATCCCGCGCCGGGGTACCTACGGGGCAGACGCGGCTCTTCGCTTACCTCGAAGAATGCGGGTGGGTTTTCAGGCGCTCCGGCCGCCGCCACCCGTACCAGCAGGCGATTGACCGGGGCCTGCTAGCTACCCGCGCTACACACTACACCGACATCACCGGTGAGCGGGTGAACGGCGCACCGCAGATACGGGTAACCGCGCAAGGGATCGAGAAGCTGCGCGCAATGATGCAAAAGCCGGTACTGACGCTAGCCGCATAGAAAGAAACAGGGAGATAACAATGAGTAATTTCACTACACTGCTAGATGATTTGAGAAAAACATCCGCACCATGCTAGACATGATCCCCGACACCGGGCACACCTTCGATGTGGGCAATTACCGGCCGTCAAAGGCTGCCCTGCAGCATGACTCAAAATGCATCATCCTAGCCCTTGAGGCAGCCTACACTAAAGCCTCTGAGGGGGTGGCAGTTCATGGCTAGCCACAGCACGCGGGTTGTACCTATCGCGCAAGAGGGCTGGGTGTGGAAATGCAGTGTGTGCCATTGGGACGATGGTTGCCGCTACACGCTCCCGCTCTATGAGACGTGGGAGAAAGCGCGTGAGCACGGGCTGACGCATGAGTACACGCGCAACGCGGGGGGTGTGCGCCGATGATTGAGGTTGTCGCTAGTGGCCCTACCCGCGTGGTTGAATCTTATCTCAATCGGGAGGGGCTGACGCTCATATGCCCTCGCTGTCAGTCAGAGCAGTATCTTTGGCGTGTGAGTGAGGGTACGGCTAGGGCGGCTTTGGATTATCATTTGCGGGTGTGTACGCCGGTGTGGGAGCTACCCAGGGTTGGTGATGGAGTTCACTCCGTTTCGGCTTGCACGTAAACTATACGGGGCGTATAGTATTAGTTGTAGGGCAAACAGCCCACCGAACCGGAACCACCGGGGGAAACAACAACAACCTAAGGAGCCGTGAAATGGCACGCACCTATTCAACCCTGAGCGAAGCAGTAACCCGCGAAATCGTAGAGGCAATCGAAGCAGGCGACGTACAAGACGCCTACATCGCATACGACATCGACGCAATCGCCGATAAGGTGCTATGCGGCTATGAAGACGGGTACATGCTCAAAGTTGAAGAACCCGACTTCTGGCGCATCGTGGAAGAAAACGCGATCTAGCCACTAAACAAAAGACCCCCCGGGTGGGGGGAAAACACACCCCACG